CTATGTATAATCCTGCTGCTTTGCCTCGATTTGTTTCGGCATTTACAGCTGCACTCCAAGCGCCTTTTTTCAAAGCGGCGTCTTTGATTCGACCTAATTCTGCCACATGAGTGTCATAATTCACTTCATATTTTTTAAGTCTTTCTTCTTTGAGTTCGCCAATGTATTTAACAACAAGCGGATTTAATTTTGGATTGGTTAGTTCTGACCCTTCTTGTCTACAACGTTTCTCACTATAGCCCGCCTGCTTTGCTGCCTCTGACTTTGTCATAGGTCCATCAGGTCCACCGAATACTAATAGTTCGGCGAATCTCTTCTGCATTTCTGTTAATCTCTTTGGTAATCCCATATTGACAATTTAGAGTAACAGTCATATA